AACGAGGCTCCTCCTGGGATGGTCAGAGGTAATGGAGCGTTTATAAAGCTCTCTCCTATGTTCCCTCTCTGTCCTCCGCCAACACGATAAGTCACTGTAAAAGTGTCCCCAGGTGCCGGTGACTTTGCTACAGCGTTGTCTCCGAATACAACCGTGGCTCTAAAATCGTCATCAGCTACCAACTGAAAAACTTTTGAATCAGTTCCGCTTACAAAGAATAAGTTTTCTGTTTCAGTATATCTACCTCTAGTATCAGAAACTCCTTCTATAAAAACTTCAACTGATCCTTCTACTATCGGAGCTAACTCTAGGTTAATAGACTTAATTCCAAAATCAGCATTAAATTTCCCAGTTTTCTTTACTAAAGCTCCTTCAAGTAACACTAAATTATTGAATATAATACCTTCTTGGTTGACACTTTCACTTTTAAGTAATTCTATAGAAGAGTCTGCATTTGAATTTTCTAAAAGACCATTAGTAACTTTGTATAGGGTAAAACTTAAAGGTTCTCCGTCTTCTGGAGAACTGACGGTAATGACTCTAGATGTTGCAGGAATCGTTAAAGTAGCCCCAGGGTCTGAAGCAAAGGCATCAGATGGAAATGTTAGTTTTGCATTTGCGATAGCTGCTGTAGGCCCTTTCATACGAACGCCTATTAATTCTAGTAACTTCTTTATGCTGTTTCTATTTTTAGCTGTTCTTAGATAGTTTTCATTAGCTAAAAAGTCTGCTTTCATTGATGTCACTGCTCCAATATAAGCAACTAAATCAATCAACATGACTCCTAAATCAGAACTTACAAAGTTATTGTAATCAAGTGGATAAACAGACTTAACGTAATTAACTAAGTTAGTTCTGATTGAATTAAAATCAGAGCCAGCATAGTTAATCAATGATGCTTTCTTAGCAGAATCAAATTCTCTTGCTAGCTTCATGAAGTCTGAGCTAACGGTTCCATTAAAGTTCATATTGATACATCCACTTCAAATTGAGTATTCTCATCTTCTCTAATTTGACAAGACAATTTAATTATTAAGGTGGGCAGACCATATTTAGTAGATTCTTCTTGTCTATAAATTTTTAGTCTGTTTACTTTTACATAAGGTATATAATTACTTATAGAAGTTAATATTCTTGCTCTAGCTTCGACTACTAAGTTTTCATCAAAAGGCTCAAATAATAAAGACTCTAAGTCGCAACCAAAAGCAGGTAGCATTAGCCTTTCTCCTGGGGCTGTAGAGAGAAGCTGTTTTAAGTTACTTCTTGCTAAAGATATCTCTACGTTAGGTTGAACATAACTTTTCCCAGGATTCTTTTTGAAGGGAAATCCTATACCAGTTCTAGGTATATACTGATTTTCTTTTGTAGTTGATGCTATTTTTGGTTGTAGAAGAGTTCCTACAACAGTCGTATTAGTATCTAAATTAGCCATAATAATATATACTATCCTATGATCTCTTTGTATTTATTAAATAGCTTCTTACCGATGGTAATTAACGACGGAGCATCAAAGTGAATACCTGTAAGGTAATAAATCCTATCAAAACCTGCATAGGGTTCTGTTATAAACGAAAGATTATCTACGTCAATAAGTGATACATTTAAAGATTCACTATTAGCCGCTTCGTTTTGTTGTGCTCTTACTTCGTCAGTAAAGATGAACGATACTGGTTCTGGTCCATCTGGACTCAAAATGTATTGACCATATGCAGGTAATTCTTTTTGAGCTTGTGTTATAATCCAAGGAGTATCTTGTGTAATTCCTTGTATACCTTTTAGTTGATCTTGCACCCTCTCATACAACACCTCAAAATCTGTTAGCCATCCATCAGCAACCACACTTGAGAATGCAGAGAATCTCATGGTTCCTGGATACACTGATGCTTCATTTTCTCCTTGCATCATTATTACAGCTTTAACTTCATAGGGTTCTGGAACTGCGGCCAATGCGTTAGTAACGTCCCTATTCAGTTCATAATATTTGTGATAATGAGGAACTGTGTCATCAACAGTTGTAATAGGATTAGCTCCTGCGCTAAATGTCCAAGAGAGACCACTTGGGAGTCCCGGTAACAGGAGTCTAGAGAAATCATACATCCAAGTTCCGCCATAAGCATTCTTAACAACATAAGCATCTGTCTTAATAGATGAAGATATTCTTATATCATCAACTACGTGCTTCATGAAAGACACGACAGGACATATTTTTGGATTACCTGTTGCTCGTCCTGGAATTGGCGGAGTGTCGTTTTCCGTGGCTACGTATCTAGTTCTGTTATTCTTTTGGTTAGCGTCCAGAGTAACCCAGCTACCCTCATACTCATTTCCACCAAGATCCGTTGTAAATGGGTCCCAAATCTTGGCCCCATCAATTGGCTGAGTATACTCTAGCTGACCCACTGAAGATAGATCAATTAAGTCACCTGCAATGTTACTCTGTCCAATTGCAATGATAACTGGTCTTCTCCATTTAAGCTGTTTAAATAATCTTTCTTGATGCTTATAGGTTTGATTAATTCCTACAGTGTTTAATGTTTTACTATAAAACTTTACACTTCCTAAGAAACCACGAAGACCACTAATGAGACCTCCATACTCTCCACCCATGAATCCTCCATTCTTGTAGCCGTCTGTATAGCCACCACCTAAAATCCATGGAGTAAAGAAGTTACCTAACTTCGGGCCTGACTGAAGAGATCTTGGAGCTAAAGGTCCTACTGACGTGGTATTATAGTTGAAGCTATTATTTTGCTTAAAGCTAGGAATATTTAAAGATCTGTATCTATCGACGCCAAATACATCAGTAAGGGACGAGGTTTCTAAAACCTCACCGTCTAAGTAAATTGATACACTATTTGCCCGGTAATCAACAGATAAAGAAAGAAGCATATACTCATGAACTAGATCTGCTAAACTCTTGCCACTTGCTGTAGTTTTTGTGCTGGAGACAAACATCCCCAAATATCCATTAGTAGTATCACATTCTGGATTAGAGAAGAATGTTGCTGATGAAGCATCATAAGATACAGTTGGGGCTAAAACTAGGCCGTAACCAACAGAAGGGTTTTGTAGACTGAAGTCGTTAGATGGTAAAGACTTCTCTGTCCATCTAACGTCTGTTGTGAAACCAAAAATTAAGCCTCTAGTGTAGTCACTATTCTGTGTAAATGGAACTAAGTTGTAATCTTCATCTCTTACAGCACCGGTTCTAATTCCAACATTCTCATTAGCTAAGATTAACCGATATAGAGAAGACACACCGTTGTCCTTCCAACCAATATCAGAATCCTCTAAAGTTGGCATATGAATCCAAGTCTCAAAGCCGAAACCATACTTACCATAGGTCCAGTCTTGGAATTCTTTTGAGTCGGGTAGTTTTACGAATGAACCTAATGCAGAAGCCCCAATTAGAGGGGCTGGTCCAGAAGCGTTTTCGCAGATACCCTTAAAATAAGGTGCTGCTAAACCAAGATCTGTAAAGAAGTCTTTAGAGCTTTTAGATATTAAGAAAGCATTACCTTCTTCAGTTGAAGTTATACAGTTATTTAAGTTTGCTACTGTTGCAGAAGGCATAACACAGTCTGAATTCAAAAAGTTATAGAGAGCAAACAGCCCATCTGTGTTTACAACTTCACTCATGTTTACTTGGTTAGCACTAGCATCAGAAGCCTTGAGACCGTCTGTCATTATTGCATCGAATCCTAGATCTGGGAAGATCAGGTGGTTCAGCATGGTTTGCTCACGGCCCCTAACCTTGCTCTGAACAAACTTACCAGACAGAGGTAATACTATTCCTGAAACACTATCAGCCTCAAGGACCAAAGCTTGTTGATCAACCAAAGCTAAAGACAGATTGTATTTACTTAAATAACCAAAATCATTAATTGGAACCTGTCCTCGCGGGAATGCAGTTTCTCCTCCAAAAATATTTGGAGCTTTGACAGCAATCTCAATTTGCTTCTTTCTTCTGTCTACTTTAGTGTTCAGTTGAGTAACTTCACTTAACAAAGCTTCTTTGAAGTTATTAATAATTGATTGCGAAGTCCCTGAAGCAATTAGGTCTTCTATTTGAGTTTTTATATCTTGCATTCTCTTATCACGTTGACCCATAAGGGTTTTTAGTAAGGAGTCTGCATTATATTCCTCTCTCATTGCGGCACTGTCATCAATCACAGAGGGATCAAAAATAGAGTTTACCCATTTATCATATGTTTTTCTATTTATTTCTTCACCTCGACCACCAATATTAGGATCAAAATTGAACTTCCAACGTTCAGCTAAGTCGATAGAATTTTTTCTATCTCTTAGTTGAATCAAGATAGGAGTGATCCCTTCATCAGATCGAGAATCATAATAAAGACCATCGTTAGACAATATGAATTGACCATCCTTACTTAAAGGAGGTCCATACACAAGGCGGATAAGCTCTTCGTCTTCTACTGGCTTTGCTATCTTAAAGCCTGGGAATCTATCTGCTAAAGCTGGGTTAATTCCTGGCTCTCTGTCTGGGTCTTGTGCGCGGAGGTCAAGTTCGGCTTCAATTGCGGTCTGTATTGAAATAACTTTATCGTTTAGAGCATCTAGCTGCTCTAGCCTAGCATTAGCTAGAGCAACACTCCCTGCAATTCTTTCTCCTGTGTAGGATTCAATTGACGTATTGCTTGGAGAGGAAAGAGCATTCTTAACTGCTTCTAAGCATTCTTTAACTTCTTCTATAAACTCTTTTGCGGTCTCAATAAAGCTATAAATTTGCCCAGCAAACTGAA